CTCCATTGTCTTCATATCCATCCCATCTAGGATTTGCTGAGCATAATCAGCGATGAGTTGTTCGCGGTTGAATGTCATTTTGCTTGTAGGATTAGGAAGGGCAATCATTTCTTGAGAAAGTTTTTGAGGAAATCAAGTATCAGAATCACACCAACGACTTGCACATAGGTGATAGACAAACCTACCATAAAGTGTAGAATTGCATAGAACACACCTGCAACGATTGCAGTGGCAATTAGACTACCAATCAGTTTACCAAATGCTTCACCAATCAAACTTGCTACTTCCTCAATTTGTTGTTGCTTTTCGGGAGAGATAGACATTGATTTCATTTGCAATAGTTGGGGTCAATTTGACAGAAACTATCTGCCTGCCGTTCCTGATACTCATTCACGGTCGCATATGCTGCATTACCAATCCGAAGTCCAAGAGCAAGAGTAACAATTAGGAAGGCAATTCGCATCAGACTTCATCCTGCATTTCAAAGAGTTTGTTGTAGAGTGCATCAACATCACACCCAACAAGTTCATTCAATTCCTCTGCAGATTCTTCATCGGAGAATGAATCAGTGTGAAATTCAATGAACTTGAGAAGTGCATCAATCTCTTTGAAAGTAAGAGTGGTTTTCGTCATCAAACTGCACCTTGCATAATGTTGTATTCTTGCACCAGATCAATGTTATCACCAGTGATAAGATAATCCATTGCGAGACGCTCATCAATCTCACGGATTGCATCTTTTTTGCTGATGCACTTGCGGGAGATAGTATCAACACCCTTCCAAGATAGAACCTTGAGAGTGTGATTAGAGGAATCAGCGATAGGATAGAAACCTACCAGCATTGTGCCGTCTTTAGACTGAAGTGTAGGGAACTCAATCATCGTTTGGGAAGTGCTCATACTATAGGGACAATTTGGACGATCCAAGTTTCTATCACAGAAACTTCACATTCACTCCGATTACTTTTGCTGTAGGATTTCGTGCTGTTGCTGTTTCGCGGGCATCCTTTGGAGAGTTAGCATATACTTCCTCTTTGAAGACTTTGCCACCGACGTAGAGTTTAACTTCGTATTTCATGAGTTTGTTTGTATTTTAGAAAAAATTGACGATTTCACTGCAGCGGATGACCTATGGCACCCTTACAGTAGAATTGAAGAAAAATCGGGTTTTTGCTTCAGTGGTGGACAGGGTTCTCAGTGAGACTCAAGTGAGATTCAGAGGGTTTGCCAGTCTTGTGCCTCTTTTAGGTTAGAGTTAAAAAACTTTTGAAGAATAGAACTAATCACAGGTTGCCATTGTTCATCCTCACTAGACTGAAGATTTTGTGCTCGAACAAGAAACTTAAGAATGCAAGTCTCCTCGTTTGGAGTGAACTTAACGCGAGTGAAAGTGTAACCGTCAGTCATCGATTGTCTCCAAAGTTGTTTGCAAGAAAGTCCTCAAGTTCAGCAAGTTTGGTAGGAGTTAATCCCCAAACATATTCGCTGATAATTGTAGCGAGAAGGTCAGCATCTTCGCGACATTTCTCATTCAAAAAGAACTCAAGTTCAGTGAGTTTGTTCATAATCAATCAGGCAGGAAGGATGCAAAAAGTGCCACAGAAACCGCGAACCCAGTTTAGAGTTTCGTGGTAAGATGTGCGAGGGTTGCTCATCTCCATTGTGGAACCATTGCGAGGATTGTGTGCAACAGCAACATAGAGATTGTCGCACTCTTTATCAGTGATTTGCTCAATCCACATTTGATTGACTTTACCTTCCTTCCAATCGGTGTGGTAGGAGTAGACTTCGGAAACGATGTTAGTGCTCATACTATAGGGACACTTTGGACGATCCAAGTTACTGATGCTCACCATGTTCCGCGTTGGACGTGAATCTTGCGAATCTCTGTATAAATGAACTGACGAAGTTTAGTGTCGTCGGTGTTATCAAAAGCATAATAAAGACGATTCAAATACTCATCTTGCGTTGCACCAATGTTACCATCACCACCGATGTCATTGAGTGATGAACCTGCTTTACGTCTTGGTTGTGAAATGTTACCAGAAGTCCTAAACTTTGATTTTATTTTTGATAGATTGGAGGTTGCAAAATCAGTAGTCATTGTGCTAAATAATACAGGTAACTTTGGTTAAACAATGAGGCACAAGCATCACATCATTCCCAAGCATAGAGGTGGAACAAATGACCCATCAAATCTGGTTGAGATTAGTTTGACGCAACACGCAATGTTTCATTATTGTGAATGGAAATTGTATGGAAAGAGAGCAGATTATGTTGCTTGGAAAAGATTAGTTGGTAACTTAAATGATGAGGAACTCGTGCATCAAAAACTCATTATGGGAGGAGAAAATGGAGGAAGAAAGACTAAAGAACTTGGTTTAGGTATCTTTGCAATGAGTAAAGAAAAGAGGAGTGAAGTTAGTAGAGGAGCAGGGAAGATTGGTGGAAAGATTGGTGGATTAAGTAGAAGTGAAAAGAAACTAAATGCTGCCAGAAAAAATATGTTAAAAGCGGTTGAGGTTTTTATGGAAAACGATACCCCAGAAAAAGCAAGAGAAAGAGGAATAAAGGGCAATAAATCTCAAAGAGAAAAGTTTGAGAAAGAAGGTAGAACAATCGCAGAACAAAAGTGGATTGTAACTACACCAGAAGGAGAAACATTAGAAGTATCAAACCTCAAAAAGTTTTGTAGAGAGAATAACTTACTACCAAACAAAATGTGTGAAGTTAGCAAAGGAAAGTGGAAGCAACATAGAGGTTATACTTGCAAGAGGTTAGAGTAGTTCATCGGGGAAACTTGTGGTTACAATCAGGACACAACCAGTGATCAATTCTGTCTTCGTTAAGCAACTCAACTCCTATCACACGACTATAGAAATAGGGAGGAGAATAGTTTTCCCAGTATTTTTGCGGAATGAGTTTTTCAACCCAATTAGCACCACATTCAGGACAATTCTCAAGTTTTGTGATGTCAGTGTAATTCATCGTGCTACAATGTCCAGAGATTCCAACAGCATCATCGCAAGTTCCATCTGGTTATCATCATCAACCACAGGAATGTTTGCCTCTACAAACTCCACTGCAAGTTGACCTAAAAGTTCACTCATTCGCTCGTCAGCATAAGAAAACGTAGCAAACTCATTCTTGAATCCATCACGCAGAAGTTTAAGAGACTTTGTTACAGTGATTTCGTTAATTGTGTTGTTCATTGTGTAACTCATTTCGCGTACAGATAACCACCAGACCAATCTGCATTTTCCAACAGATACTCACGATCAGCAATCAATCGTAGGTCATAACGTACACCTTTGGCAGGTGCTTTCCATGATGCTGACTTGTAAACTTGACCAGTTTGCTTATCAACGAAGCAATGCACACTTTGAGAACCACCGCCATCAATCATGACGACTTTGTGATACTTTTTACCAGTTTCTACCTGATAATCAATGGGAGAAATACCATTCTTGAGTTCATCAATCTTCTGCTGATGATGCTGTGACTGAACCGAATCGGTAGTGTCGTAAGTATAATTGAAGTTCTCAATAGAACGCTGATGACCGCGAATAGAATACTCACGATAGTTGTCTTTCAGTGCTTCAATCAGCAGCAGAGTGTTCTTGAGAACATTCTCTGCTATGGTTTGTTGTGCTTGGACTTGCATTTCAGTTGTGCTCATACTATAGGGACACTTTGGACGATCCAAGTTACCAACTCTTTTCAAGTGTAAAATTGAGTCTGCTAAACTCTGCACGGTCAACGACTTTGTAAGTACCAAACTTGTTGGTCATTACGAAACCTTCGTGAACAGACTCCCTTCCATCAATTTCACACGAAATACTGTCGTCAGCATCAATGAAGAAGAACAAATCCATCTTGATAGATGCAACGAGTTTGTGAAGTCGCAGCAGGTTCACATCAACATCGAAATTTTCTGCAATCTCGTGCTCGTCCACCTCCTTACCCTCGCGGATGTAGGAATTGATGACTTTTTTGAGTTCTGCTGCTTGTTTTACATTCACAAACTCACACAGAGTGCTCATTTGCTTGGCAAACTTGCATACGTCTTCAATATCCTCACGATGAGGGCAGATAGATGCTTCAGGTTGCACCCACTTCACGTTTTTGCAGTTAGGAACATCTGCACCGAAAGATGCAACACACTCACGCAAATTAGGACCAGAATAGGTAGTGTGAGGAGCAAAAATGATTGCTTCCTCTACACAATTCGGAAACTTGTAAGTGATAGTGTTGGGGCGATAAGTGTCGTCTCCACCGTATCCAATGAAATCACCCTGAATGATACCACCAATTCGGGGCAGATTGTCGAAGCAGGCAATAAGAATCTCTGCAACGCGAACAGTGTTGCCGTGATTCCGCAGAATGTCTTCAATACTATAGTTGATCTTGATCTTTTTCTTGTTGAACACACTTTTAGTGCCCACAAAGAACTTACCAGTCTCAGGATCTGTACCAAAAACTACAGCAGGAGCACCATCAATCTTGACGCTAATGGTAGAATCGGCAGAGAACCAATCAAGCACCGAAAGATCACCTGTCAGAACTTGGTCCTCTGGGTGGTCAAGATGTTTGTTTTGCATTGGTTTGGTGCTCATACTACAGGGACACTTTAGAGGATCCAAGTTACTGTTACAATTGTACGATTTCTTTAATGTAATAGGTAGGTGAATTATAACACTCAAATTGTCTTTCTTTTTTATATTTTGTGCGATGAACTATACTCTTTATGTTACTATAAGGATGTCCATTTTCTCTTGCCCAAGTTGATAATTGTTTTACAATCTTTTCAGTACCGTCTCTAAAAACTATCTTGTATTTCTTGGCATTTGGATTATTTTCTTTCAGTTGCTTTAGGTTTGCCTCTCTTCCATTTTTAGTAAATTTGAATGACCTTCCTTTATACCAACCATTTGGTATATCATCATCAGGAAAAATCATCATATTATTTTTCCCATCTGTAATCCAGATTTTATCTTTGTTTGGATTTTCAAAAAACCCAATAGGATTGCCAAAGAAGTTTTGGTTAGATATTTGCTCATAATCATCACCAATCCAAATGAAATCCTCTCCAGATATGTTGAAACATTCGTTCAACGATTGAACGCTTACTTTATTCATAACTGCTTTATGTTTGGTCTTGATTATTTATATCAAAAAAGGGACATTTCTGCCCCTCTAATGTGCTTGTGCGACCAAACATAAGCACCATTATTTATCAAACTTGCACCAGTTTTTGAAGACGATTGCGAATGTCAAACAGTTCCATTTCGTCCATATCTGCAGCGTCAAGATCTACAGGTGCAAACTCCTCTAGATTTACACTACCATCTTGCATAATAGGTGCATAGTACAACTCATCTCCATCTTCTTGCGAGAGAGTATAAATGCAACCGTGACCAGGAACAGTGAGAAAAATCATTGGAGTTTCAAGAACAAAGGTACAATAAAGGAGCACACGCTAAATTGCAAGTGCTCCTGTGCTAGTTTATCAAGCGGCACTACGCTTGGGTTTCTTTACTTCAGACAGAGCATCTTCATTGACAAAGTTATACACTGCAGAGGTAGAACTATTGACAACAAGAAGAGTTTGATTGATAAACTTGCGAACTTTATTGCCTCCATCGTTCTCATTGAAAGAGCGAATCAGGAACTGACTCACTGCAACAACGAATCCACAGATAGTAGCAACATTGTAGACAAGAGTATCAAAGAACTTTCGGTAAAAAGTCATTCGCAGATGAGTGGTTACACTATAGGGACACTTTGGACGATCCAAGTTTAAATCATTGGAAGTTTGCCAAGTGATTTACCTTTCTTGTGGTCTGTGATATACTTTCGTGCAGAACTTTCAGTCCTACAAAGTTTCTCAAGTTGCTGACCATTATGAATGATGAGATACTGATTCCCATAAGGAATTGCGGCATACTCATCTTTGAACATTGTAAATCCTTCTTTCATCGTTACACTTTCCAAAAAATCGGGGATTTGATTGCAGTGGATGACCTATGGCACCCTTGCAGTAGAATTACAGAAAAATTGGGTTTTGAACCCAGTCCAGCACTGGGTTCTCAGTGAGACTCACCTGCGAACGGTGCTGATGGCAGGTTCGCCCTTTTCAAAAATCGTATCAACCACAGACTGAACTGCACGGGCAGTAGCAATACCAACCTTAGAGTACACTGGGATACACACAAGACCGAACGATTTGCTATACTGACTCAGGTTGCCAGGTTGGATATGCCCATCCCGCATACCTTTAGCGTCATCGTGATGCAGACGGATGCAACGTCCAATGGTTTGACTGATACCGATGAAGTCCATATTACGCAGGAACAGCACTGCCTCCAGACCGCTGACATTGATACCCTCAGCGAGGATACTATGGTGTAGAACAACGAACTTCTTGTCGTTGTCTTTGCCCCAGGCAGATAGCGTGTCGAAGAATACTTCGCGGTTCACTTTCTTGCCGTCAATCACAGCACCAGTCTTGGCAGTGATATACATCCAAGAGAAACCGCGTTGCTCCAACTCAGAGCAGAAATCAGTTTCAGACACAAGCGATACGATTTGCTTGGTTGCTTTAGCACAAATCAGAATCTTGCCGACCTTATTCTCATCAATCGTTTCCAGCAGATTCTCAGAGTCACGGTCAAAGTTGGTCTGCTTACCAGTTACCATAGCAAGTTGCTTGACGATAACTTTAGGAGGCACAATGTAACCGCCTTCAACCAACTCAGGAGCAGGAACTTTGCAGATTACCTGACCATAAACATCAGCATCATTCATCCCAGGTTTAGAAGGAGTGAGAGAATGTTTAGGAGTTGCAGTAAAGAAGTAGCATCGTTGTGTATTAGCAGCAAAGTGCTCTGTAGCAGGGAAGAAGTGACGCTGAACGCTGTTATGTGCCTCGTCAAAGTAAATCGTATCCACAGCAATATCTGCCACTTGAAGACGCGACAGAGAGTTGTAGGTGGTTACAATCAGGCGATGATTGTCGGCGTTAGCATCAACCCACTTACGGATTGCACGAGGATGAGTAGAGGACTCGTGATGAGTTTCTCCACTGTGAACATGAAACACAGCAGCATTGGTGATGAACTCTAGAAACTCGCTAGAGAGTTGCTCTGCAAGCAGAATACGCGGAGCAACGACTACAATGGTCTGAGGAGTTTCAGACTGCAACTCACGCAGACAATCCATAATCATATTCAAGGTTTTTCCGCCACCCGTAGGATAAATCAGTTGACCTTTACTATGTTTCTGCATTGCCAGATCGCCGCGAATTTGGTGAGGGCGGGGATTGAGTTTCATTGGAATCATCATCATACTATAGGGACACTTTGGACGATCCAAGTTTATGATGCTTGGTCTTTATAGCAGTTCAATCGTTCAATCACACTTTGCATTGTAGCACGACTGTAACCATTTGAAAAGAAGGGAGACTTTTCAGTTTCTGCTGATGTAGAATCTACATTCAAACAAACATCAACACCTTGTTGAAGAGACAGAATGATACTATCGAAGACATAATCAGGGACTTTAATGTAATTCATTGTTCTCAGTGGTTTGGTATCTAAAGACTAAAATAGCACGCTCACAGGCGACTGTAGAGCGTGCTGGTAAAGGTTAATCAATCGCCATAGATAAAACCCGTGAGAGGAGCAGGACCGAACATTTCATCAAACAACCAGTTATCAGGTTTCTTGAGGTTGTCTTCACATGCTTTCAGAAATGCAATCTCACGTTGCTGAAACTCCATCTCTTTCTTTGCTTTCAGGTAAGCATTGCGAGCATCATAGAGTTTGCGTTGGATTTCAATTTGGTTCATAACGGAGCAGTGTCTATACTACAGAGACACTTTGGACGATCCAAGTAAGAATCAACGGGATGTGTAGCGGTGCTTGAGTTCTTTCTCAGTTTTCTTACCAGTTGATTGAAGAACAAGGTCCCTAAGTTTTTGCTCTCCTTTTCTTGTTACATGCAGTCTTTCTTTAGTAGAAAGTCCAGATGCTTTTGGTGCAGTATATCCAGAAGCAGGTGCTTTTGTTTCTGCTTTCTTAGAAAGAAGTTTTGATGCAGTTTTTGTTACTTCCTTTGCTTTAGGTTTCTCTGCTGCTGGTGCTTCTCCACCTTTCTTTGCAGCAATTCTTGCTAATGCTGCTTTCTTTCTTTCTTCTTTTGCTGCTGCCGCCGATTTAGACTTTACATCAGCACTTCCACGCTCTTGAGTTGGTTGCTGAACTCTTGCGGATGCTTGTCTTTGACTACCAATGTCTTTGCGTGGTTTATAATCAACAGGTTCAGTCTTTCCACCACCAACTGCCTTTACTCGACGCCTTTCAGGGGCAGATTTCTTACGCTCAGCACCAATTCTTCCACCTTCGCCAGTCTTGCGTATTTGAGAACGCGACATGACTTCAGCATCATATGCTGCTTCAGCAATCAAAACAAACTCCTGAAAGGTTTTCATCTGTACTCAAACACTACTTTTAGTTATTTATCAGTCAGCATCCTCAAGCAAACCTAGTGCCTTATCTGCTGCTGCTTTAGAACCTTTAAACACTAGATTGTTGTCATAGAAGTAACGAACTCGCTCACGACGAGCAGCAATCAGAATATCATATTGCTCTTGCTGACTGTTAGTGAACTTGAAATCTTGCTTACGCCAAGCATCTTTCAGTTCGTTAAGATGAGGCAGGACATTTACAGTTTGAGTCATAATCAATAATCGTAGTTAGAGTTCAGAAAAGAATTGAAAGATTTCGAATTATCTTCCTCTTCAAAGAGACCTTCATTCATTTCTTCAACGAAGTCAAAGGAAGAGAACTCTTCCACTGAAAGGTCATCAAAATCGTCCATTTGAGTTTGAGTGCTTACACTATAGAGACACTTCAGACGATCCAAGTAAGTATCAACGACTCATAATCGCTTTCATTCTTGCTTTCTTTGCTGCTATTTCTGCTCCTGCCTCATGTTCCATCTCACCGTGTGCTTGACGGATTTGCATTCCCTTCCAACGTGCAGATTGTCTTGCAACTTGTTTGTTGTATTCATTAGGTTGCATTGTTGGATGCTGTTCTTGAATCTTTTTGGCAGACTTAACCAACTTCTTTAGTCTCTTTGTCACTTCTTTTCCACCACTACGGTTCAGAACCAACTTCTCAATCTCTTTCTTTTTTGGTTTACCTGATGGACCTTCATATCGCTGAAGAGTATAAGTTTGAGTGCCATCAGCATCTCTCTTATAAGTTCCAGGAACTGCGTGTGGTGGAGTGTCAGGATTCTTGCCTTCACAGATTTCGTAAAACTCTCTAAATGTTAGCATCTTTCTTCTTGCTTGTTATATTTGAAGTAATCAAGAATTATTATTAATAATCAAATTAAACCAAGTTTCACTCATTCCATTGATAATATCATCTGCAGATTTTTTATCATCAGCATATCCTTCAGAAATAAGATGCTCTACAAGTTGATGGCGAATCTTATAAGTTTCTTGCAGTTCTCTTGGTGTAGGTTTCATTTTAATACTTTTTAGTTATTTATTGAACCAATATCTTTATATCCTTTGCACCCTGCTTCTCTATCACACTTTGCCAAAAAGCAGCATCATCAATTGTAAGAAAAGTTGCAGTTTGCTTAGAGTAACCCTTCTTTTTGGGGTGGAGATACTGTACCAGGTACTTCATAAGGATTTTCAATAAAGATTTCAATTTGTGTTTCATCGTTCCAATGCCTAATTGCATTTGCAACAATAAAGCAGTTTGTAATCAAGTAAGTAGCAAAAATCACGGTGCGAATGACTGCAACCGTGTCGCTTTCTTTATCACATTTGGATGCTTTCTCTCCGATTGACTTTGCCCACCATCTCCACCAGTTGCTATCCTTCTTCATTTTCCATCTGCAAAAACAACTTGATTGAAATCAGATTGATAGACAACTACACGAACATCTTGTGATTTGTGATTTCCCTCACTGACTAGAATTGAGATAGATTGCTCAGAGGCAAATGCTACCACTCCAGAGATAGTTTTGTAAATCACTTCTGTTCCTTCTGTAAAGATCATACAAAAAATTGCTCCAATCCTTGATAGTTAATTGGCATAGAAGTCCAGGGTCTTGTATCACTGAACTTCACTTCTTTGCCAACTGTAGAACTATTTACAGGACTAAAGAATTGACACTTTTTGTAGTTGTAGAACCCCCAGATTGTCCTGGTAGGTTTTCCATTATTGTAATCAAACTGGCGGTGGCAACGCAACCAAACAGAAAACACATTACGCTTGAACTCTTCAACTTCATAAGAATATCCCTCAGGTGCTTTATGTTTGAATTGCGGTATCAAATCAATAGAGTGTTTCATCAGCAGTCATAATCACGCTCAGTAGACAAAAGAGTAATCATAGTTTTCAATTTAGCAATCTCTTGCTCTTGCCCTTCAATTTTAGACCGAAGACGTTGAATTTGTGCCTGGTACTGTTCCTTCAAATCAAACAACATTTTATTGGTGTGAGCAACGTGATGGGTCATAATCAGGTGGTAAAGGATTCAACAATACGGGACTCTTCTTCATCTACAAGAGCATAGGTTCTTGCATTGACTACTTTTTCACGAAGATTTACATAATAATCATCATTGAATCCATTGTCATATTCTTTAATCAAATCAAAACATTCATTATCGTCTTTAGCAATTACATTCCAGATTCCTCCATATTCTGAACGGGGAAAGTTTGCAAAATGGTCAACGATGTAGAGAAACTTTTGTGCCATTGTCTGTTGTAAATTACCTCTTTATTTTAGTTGCTGTTGTCGTCTTCGTCAAGTTTGTTTTGGTCAGCAGCAAGAATAAGTGCTGCTCCCATTGTTGCCAGAACTCCAAGTGCAAATCCAGCAATGAATGTCATAGAAACTCCGCAAGATAATAATCACAAGTAATTTCCAGTTTTGCTGCTTGCTCCTCTACCCACATACAAAAGTCATCAGCATTACGATCAATTTGCATGTCTTTGCGTTGTTCGTTGTATTCAATCATCGTTGTTGCTCCTTTTGTTGAGTGTAAACTTCATCAAACCAACGATTTAGAATGTTCTCGCAGGTTTGATATTCCTTGCCATTCAATGCTGCTTTGTGCATTTGCCAATACCTGACAGCATGAAAGATAATTTTCTTTTCTTCAGGTGTCAAATCGTCTTTCATCATTAGGTCTAATCACTTTGAAATAGTATGTAAGCAATCCTACCACAAGTGTAGTAATTAACAAGTAAAGTACAATACCAAATGGGAGTGTCATTTTTGTTGTTGAATTGCTTGTTGACGATAGTATGCTTTATACATTACATCATCTCGCTGAATTAGAAAGACATTCCATCCAAGAATAAAGGAAACACCAATCAATCCAGCGACAACATACTTGAGATTCATTTGTTCATCTGCAGAGTAGGAACAGGCATACCATTTTCTGTAGGAACATAGATGGTCACGTTACCTTTGTTAGCACCTTCTTCAAGACCAGTAATATACAGATACTGAAGATACTCGCGGTTATCTTTCAGACTGTTGCCAATGATTTGGTTTGCTTTGGCGACACCTTGAGCACGAATGATTTCAGCATCAGCAAGTTGTTGTGCCGAGTCTTTCTTTGCTTGTGCTTCCAGAACTGCTACCTGTCGGGTATATTCTGCTTTCTGAAGTTCTGCTTTACCAGCAAGCGATTGTGCCCATACATTATACATCGGTCCAACAACAGAACTGATAACGATTAGAGATACAAAGAACGAGGATCCAACAATAATAAAGTTGCGAACAGTGTTGTCAGGTTTCATAATTAGTTTCCAGAGTTACGATAAAGTTTGTCTTCAAGTTCTTCCAACCGCTTGTCATATTCTTTGTTCGGTTGGTGTAAAGCGTAGTTAAACAGGAGAGCAGTTATCATCCCCCCAAAGTACCATAGAATAAAAGTCATACTGCAAGAGCAGCAGAAGGGATTTCAACCATTTCGGGGAGTTTAGTATCGTCGAACTGATTCATATTGTAGCACACCCAATCACCGTTGCGGAAGACATATGCAAACTCTTCACTATTATCAGGGAGTAGATACTCACACAGGTCAGCATCAAGACGAGGAGGACAATTATCACCACGCTTAGAATAGTATTCAGGTCCATAAGAACCATCCGTACTATCATCACAATGCCCTTCAGTCCAACAAGAACTCATATCACCACCATCAATCAGTTCGGCAGCGAGTTCTTTGCTATTGTAGTGAGTCTTCAAGATACGACCCAACCAAGATTCATAACCATCCCAGTGATGATATGCCGAAAGGATAGAACCATCAGAGAGTTCAATACCAATGCGGGAGCGGGTGGACATTTCAAAGTTCGTTGCTTACATTACTAGAACACTTTGGACGATCCAAGTTAGTAAACTGCTATAAGTTCATTTGCTTTCTTTCTACTACCCCCCTTGGCAGCAATAGTTCTTGTCACTTGAATTGGGTAGATTGTTGCATTCTTATAAAGTTCCTGTGTGATGGGAACATCATGATTAGACACAATCACTTTAATACCCTTTGAAGCAAGAGATTCTGCAAGTTGTGCTAAATGAACCTGTTGAGCATCTGTAAATCCATCAGTCGCATAACTTGTGAAGTTTGCAGTATCTGACGCAGGAACATATGGTGGGTCAAAGTAGACAACATCACCCACTTCCAAATCCTCATACAGAGATGAATCTTCAAATGAAAGTGATGTGAACCTCACCAGTTGTTTAGATTGGAAATACATCCTAAAGTTCATCATCTCTTCTGATGGGCAAGATGGTTTGTCATACTTGCCAAAGGGAACATTAAATCCGCCTTTGCTATTATACCTCGACAATCCGTTAAAGCAGTGACGATTCAAGTAAATGAACAGTCGTGCTCTTTCTTTTGCATCAGTTGCCTGATTAAAGTGTTGCCTTAAATCAATATATGCTTCCTTAGTGTTATTCTCAGGAATGAATAGTTCCTCACAATATCGAACAAAACTATCATCGTTTGGATTTACCAAATTCTGATAGATTGCAACCAAATCATTATTCACATCATTGAGAATATATTGCTCTGATGGTGTATTCAGAGCAACAGCAAGACTACCACCAAAGGGTTCACAATAACGCTTTGGATAACCAATATGAGGAATAAGATGGGGCAGGACCCGTGTTTTGTTTCCTGCCCACTTCAAGAAAGTTTTATTCATTTAATAGGGTCTTTCAATCCGTATTGTTCAAGTGCTTCTTCAGGAATACACTGACTGTTTGCAGTCGTAGAAAGAGCATTATAACTCTTAATGATTCTCCTCGCAACCAAGATGTCTGTTTGAGAACCAGAAATACCCTCATACCAAACTTTAGGTTTTGATTTGGACATTTCAGTTGAGACGTATTTCAAAACTTTCTCTCTCCTACCATTTATCTCACCACTTGCAGCATCTAGAAACTTGATAAGTGAAGAAAGTCCATAGACAATATCACCACGAACTTCACCCTTTCTCCAAACTTTATCAATATCTTTTGCATATGAAACTGCTCTCATAACAATTGCAAGTTCATAGTTTTTGACTGCTTGCCTCCACTGGTATTCTCCATTCAATTGATGCCCATCTACATCGCCAAGACTATCGACATAGAGACCACAAGCAGAGAGGTTATTGTTATATTCAATTGCTTCTTGCAATCCAAACACATATCCAGCTCTCATCTTGTCAACGTAACTTGGATTTTTACGTTTTGCATTTAGTGCATAAAAAATTTCTGCTTCTATCTTTTCACACTCAACATTACTTCTGCTTTCTGGGTGTTCAAGAACCATACATGGGACTTCCGAAACACAACTGCTCCAGATTGCCATTACTGCTTTATGTTGACCATCAATGACAATTTTATCTCCGTTAGGTCGAATGGAAACAATTAGTGGAACAAAAAACCACTTATTGAATTGTCCATATGTATTGATATCTCCGCAAGAAAGATCTCTTTGGTATACATCGGGAACTATTAGTGAATCTACTTTTAGTTTCTTAAAAAGTAAAAATTCGTTAATACTACCAGGACGAAACTTTTTTGCTTTTGACTTGAATTTGTGTGCTATTTGCACAAGGGGAATGTAATTTTTCATTTGTAACTCTTAAGAGTAAAGGGATTCGTAGTTTAACGACAAATTGCGGTCAGTGTTATTTAGTATAACCTAAAAAAATAAACTTGTCAACTCTCAATAACAAGTTGAATTTGCTGCTCCAGTTCCAAGAACTGCTCCTAAAGGAATTGCCCAACTCCAAGCATCTCTCTTAGAAACTGCTGCAGCAATTCCTCCACCTAAAAGACCCCCAAGAGTCATTCTTGCAGGCGAACAATATCTTCCAGGTTGCTGAATAGGAGCATTTACGGGAGATTGATATACATTACCACCATTTGGACGATAATATGTTCCAGTCCCACACTGAACATTATATTGTTCTGTTCTTACTGAACCTTGAACATAATTGCCATATTGGTCATAATATCCAGGTGCATAATTTTCTTGATAATTAGTGCAAACTGAATAGATATTTGTTTGTTGAGAAAAAGCAGGAATAGGTGCTACAATCAAACTAGCAAGTAAAACTGCTTTGATAGACATTGATTTTTTTGATTCTTAAGAGATTATATATGAAAAAAGGATGCTAGTCAAGCATCCTTGTGACAGTTTATCAACCGCCCATCTCCTTAATACTTCTTACAAGATACTCAGTAAACTGTTCCATCTTCTCAGGAATTACTGTCTCAGGTCTTTCATTGATAGCATTTTTGAGTGCTACCATTTCTTTCCATTCTTCGTCACTAAGTTTATTTTGTTTTCCCGATGAAAGAGTCATAATTCACAATTATTGTGTTGCTATCCTAACATCTTATCTATCAAAGTGAAGACTTCTTAAGAATGTCTTTGGAATTGCTTTACACTTCTTAATCATTAAAGAAGGGACCAAAGTTACCACGACTTCCAGGTTTCCTATCTTCTAGCATATCCATCAAATCTTCAAACTTCTTGCACTGTTCCATATCAAGAAGAAGTTGTGATAGTTGTTTAACTACAAGTGGTTTTTCGTTTGCAGATGCAGATTTAATCGCAGCACGAAGATGTGATTCTGCTTCTAAAAGATGCTCAAGAGTTTGTTCACTTAATGCCATTTACTTTCCTCATTTCAAAACTACCATCACCACGGTCAATCCATTCTACTTGGTCTCCTTCTTTTAGATTTGCTGCTTCCAACAAATCATCAGGGAACTGGACATAATAATCATCAATACCCTCTTCAATTTTTTGTTGAACAGGGAGAATCCACTTCACAACTTTATCTTCTTTTTGATTTGCAAGATATTCCAAATCACTATGACCCCAAGGTGGCATAGAAGGTTCATAGTATTCTTTTTCTCGCATAACATCATCATACGCTTGAATATGACCTTTACCATTACCATTCAAAAGAGCAAGAAGTTCATATGCTTGAGATGTTTGATGTTTGTATGTGTGATAGTTTTCATCAACTACATTTTTAATTACATCATAAATTTCTTGAGGAGTTGCTTCTGCTGAAGACAACGCATCGTGCAACCAATTCTCTAGATTTTCAAGAGAATACTTTTTATAATTAAAGTCAGTCATTTCTCGGTTTAGGTTTAGAGCATTCAAGGCAGTAGAAGGAGAAACCGCTACGAAAGTATTTTACCACTTGAAAGTGGTTACGGTCAAGTGGTTTCTCTTCTCCACAGTTAGAGCACTTTCGTAGTCCCGATACCTGTGTTTCCCCAGATTCGGCGTTCTTTCTTACGGAGGCGTTTAAGTTCTTTATAGAGAGTTTTAATTTGCTGATAAGCATCTTCTGGTGAGATTTTATCCGCAATTTCAAGTCCTGCAATGAGTCCAACTTTATCACCAAACCGTGCGAGTGCTCGTTCATATTCTGTGAGGTCATTGTACATCAGAGATTCTCCTCTTGCTCTGTTTCAATTACACAATCACTCAAAGGATATGCAACACAAAGCATAGAGAAACCTTCATTCATTTGATCGTCATCAAGGAAAGATTGTTCGGAATTATCCACTTCACCTTCCACAACTTTACCAACGCAAGCAGAGCAAGCACCAGCACGACAAGAAGAAGGTAGGTCTACGCCTGCGTATTCAGCAGCGTCAAGGATATACTGATCTTCAGGACACTGAATAACAGTTTCAGTGCCATCAGGAGAACGGAGAGTAACAGAATAAGTCATTGTAGTTTTTCAGTGTTAAAAGGTAATTTATAAGGTTCGCAAGATAGAATGTCAATTCTTGCTTCTAAACTGTTAGCAATCTCATACAAAGAATTATTGAGATTGATATTTTCTTCCTCAAGTTCTTCAATTCTTGCTTCAAGTTCAATAATTTTATCAAGAATAGAATATTCAGTATCAGTCAATTGATAAGGTCTTAAGAAGTCATTGATCCATCTAAACATTAGATTAACCCCACTTCTTTCAGGTATGCTCTATATCTCATAAATCCACCAAGACGAACTGGTCTATTCAAAGACCAGCAACATTCTTGATAGGAGTTAAACTCAAACCACGGAGTTGTCGGGTCCAGTGTCGGAAACTGGTCGTTGCTCGTGCAGTTTTCCAACTGCTTCCAAAACTTCAGGTGTTTCATCCCATTCAAAAATTGTGCCAGATTTGGTTTCATGTGTGCGAATAGTCATAGTTTCTTAAAACAAACAGAGTTAAATTTGCCATAAACTCCTCTTAGATAGAGTTTAGTATGCCAGGTATGGACTTCTACCTTTTCGATATAGTAGGTTGCACCTTCTATAAGAAGTTTGGAAGGATCATCATTGCTTCCCCAATTATTTTGTTCGGGTGAGCATTCAAGGTAAATTACTCTATCACCTTTCCTAAAGTTTTCCATCTACAGTAGAAGAATAAGTCACTCCACTATCATTTATAGCACCTTCTTGCTTCCATTTCAAGTAATATCTTGTACTCCTGACACATTCTTCTTCAGTGAGTGAAGTGATAATACCTTTGCCATCTTTGTAATGAGATTGCCAAGTTCCCCAGCGTTTTTGTTCAACATAAAAACAGTCATCAATCAGTTGTTTTTTCATTCATTAAACTCAATTGGCGTTCAAATTCATATTTTAGTGGTAGGAGATGAGAAGACATAAACCC